TCGGAGTGACAAGACTTGAACTTGCAGGGAGTTGTGTAAAACACCTGTATTTACTGGGATATATTTGAATCGTGTTGCATTTCGTGTTGCATGCTTTCGAAATAGCTGTTTGTTTTATTCGTCATCTGACTGCGCTTATCGTCTATGGTATGTCGATAGACATTTTTTAAGACTGCGTCGCTTCCCCAACCACCGCGCTCCATTATGTAAGCATCGGGAACTCCGATCGCGTGCATGATGGATGCGCAGTAATGACGGCAGTCATGGAAACGAAAGTGTGGCACACCAGCATGTTTCAGAACATGATTGAAGCGCTGGGTGATCATGTTTGGATTTAGGTCTGTTATCCTGCCAGGGGCTTTCGGTATTTTATCTATGATAAATTCAGGATAATCGATGAAGCGATCGCCAGCATATGACTTTGGCTGTTTAATTACATATTGTCTGTTTTCATCCATTACCATGCTGCGTTGTACATGGACGCGTGTTCCGGATATATCATCATATTCGAGGGCACATATTTCCCCGCGGCGCATCGGCCCGAATGCCGCAAGCAAGATTGGAATTTCCATTTTTGAGCCTGCGGCAGCGTTCATGACCTTTTTAATATCTTCGTCCGTCGGAACGTAAAGATTTGGTCTGCGTTTTTGCGGCAAGGTTGTGTTTAGGGCAAAATTAGGGCGGTACTTGCTTAGGACAGCAGTAATCAAAGCGTGATTATCCCGGACGCTTTTAGGGGCATGGTCTTTGCTGAAAGAATTGACATGTTGCTGAATCAGATCCTGCGTAATCTGTGAGATTCGGATATTGTTAATATCATCGTAATTTTTTATACAGCGGACGTATTCCCTGATTGAACCCGGGGATAATACGGGGCGGCGCTGGTCAATATACGCAGTCAGCGCTTCTTTGAAAGTCATATCTCCTTTAAAAGAAGATTGTTTTTCCACCATAAATTGAGCTGCCTTATATTCAGCTTCCTTTTTTGTTGGTGCGGTAAAAGACGTATAGTGTCGCTTCCCATTTGCGTCGGTATAATCATAGACTTGACATCTCCACGATCCAGACGGGAGTTTTTTTGCTGTTGCCATAGTTAATCCTCCTTTTTGGGTATAAAAAATACACCTATGCAGGTGCCGGAGGTTTGTGGTATAATTTCTTTTGTGTGAGAAGATTATACTGACCATCCGGTCTGCGTAGTTTTCTGAGAATGCCTCGGTGTTGGTAGCACCGGGGCTTTTTCTATCATTTTGTTGATGTTAACAAAATGTTCAAGTCCTTTCAATTATTCAGCAGATCAGCGATGCAGATCATCAGATCGGTATAAATTCCGGCGGAAACCGGCTGATCGAACAGATAGATCATCGGAGCTGCATCTTCTTCGTAATGGTACACGGTGGTACGTTGCTTTGCAGGATCGACGATCCAGTATTCCCGGACGCCTGCACCGGAATAGATCGTGTTTTTGATGGAGTAATCCATTCGGCGGCTGGACGGCGATACAATTTCCACGATCCAGTCCGGAGCACCGGTGCAGCCCCGATCTGTGAGCTTGTTGTGGTCACAGATAACGGAGATATCCGGTTCAACCCAGTCTTTATCGTCTGCATCCAGATTGACGGCAAATGGGGCGGGATAGACCTTGCAAGAGCCGCCGTGTTCCGCGATGTAAGAGCGGATTTTCCAGTGCAGGGCGGATAAAATTTCCTGGTGCATCCGATTGGGGGGAGCCATGTTGTAGATCTGTCCATCGATCAGCTCTGCACGCTGACTGTCTGGTAAGTTCCAGTAGTCTTCAGATGTGTAGGTGTGTTGTTTCGGTAAAGGCATAAATGATCCTCCTTTCAAAGCCGCTATTTGTATAATAGTTGTTTTAGTTTCGCACGAAACGAAAAAAGAATAAACTTGCATTTCTCGAATATTCGGGAACTTAGTGATGTATTTGTTTGAAGAACATTAGCAGTTTCTTTTGAACTTGAATAATCTGTATCCAATTCAGGAAAATAGTGTCCTAAAATATTTGAGCAATCAATATACGTTGGACGACATGGAGCAATTGTTATTTCTTCAATCATAGATATAAAATCATGTTCAGATATAATTTTTGCAATTATGCATTGAGAATATGCGACTGATGCAATAACAGTGCTGTATTCTTCACGAAGCGAATACACTATCTCAGCAATCCAAGAAACTAAATGTGGTTTACCAGATGGTAATGAGTATCCATTTACATCGAAACAAATAGTTATTAAAAAATATTGCAGTGCATCGTGATTTTTTTCTTCAAAAAGTAATAATGCTATAGATAGATAATTATTGCGCAATGCAGGATAATTTTTTGAAAAAAAATATGTCAGTGTACGTTGATTTAAAATACCCCATATTACATCATTGGTAGATGGGATAAAAGTGGTAATACCATTTCGAAAAGAATTATATTCTACCTTAGTTATTTCGTATTTTGTTAATTTTTTTTGGAGATCTTCTTCGGAGGACAATATATTATCCTGTGCTCTGCGATCCCAATAAGCTTGCAAAAAGGTATGTCCGTATTCTGTAAGAACAAAATGTTTAGCACCAAAAAAATAAGAAAAACGTTCATTTATTCGATTAACTAATTCAGTTTTAGAGCCAGATGTTTTTAAAGATTCAGATTGCAGAAATTTTTTACATTCTTTTATGGTGGTTAGTTTCTCGTCTTCTGCGGGGGATGAGAAACGTATTAAGTGCTTTGATAAACAAAAGTCACAAAATGCTTTTCGATCAATACGAACAGAAAGTTCTCCAAAAAATTGGTCGTCAATATTACTTTTATTTAATCTATTTAGTGCTCGATATTCTATATCACTGAAAGCATCTAAAGAAAATGTTGATTGACAGTTATTTTCTAATGACATTCGCGCACATCCTTTGCCTTTTTATTTCATTCTTAGTTCAATCAGTTCTTTCGGATATCCGGTGCAAGTACAAAATTGGCTTTGCGTATATCCTGAATAGCTCTGAAGCATATCATCAGATATGAGTAAATAGGCAGCAAATTTATTTGCTTCCTGTTCTATTCCGGATGTTAACAGTAGTGTCTTATTTTTTATAAACGCACAGTTTTCTTTTCGATGTAAGAGGGCGTGCCCTAATTCATGTGCAGCAACTACTTCGAATAACGGGCTATCGACAGGGATGTTATCATTTATAAAAATCCAACGCTTTCGATTTATAAGTTTGTAGTTGCCTGCGATTTTACCGAGAGGTAGAATTACAATTCGAATATCTGCAGCCTGTGCAATTTTAACTGGGTCACGGCTGCCGGTTAAACGTTCATAATACCGGATTAGCCGAAAAATTTTGTGATCCATAGTTTCCAAACCGTATCACCTACTTTTTGTTCTTATTCGGATTATATTTCACTTTGTTTTCTTTTTTGGTTTCGCGCAATGCATATTCGATAGCGTTTTGTAGCAGGTTTATCGAAGCGTCGTCCATTTCTATTCCATTGTAATAAAGTGGTCCATTGTTACCTTTTTTGATTTCCGTCATGATTCTATTAAGGTCTTTAGCGATGTCCCTTTCGTCTTTTGGAGATAGTTCACTTCCAACTTTGCCAAGTAAAAAGTTCATATCTACATTAAATAAATCAGCGATCGCTTCAAGCGTTTCAAAATCAGGCTCTCTTTTCCCAAGTTCGTACATACCGACGGTTGATTTAGAGACCCCCAACTTATCAGCAAGTTCAGCCTGTGACATTTTTTCACGCACACGCAGATATTTGAGCATATCATTGAAATTTCCCATTTGAGTACCTCACTTTGCTTATCTATTTATAATATACACATAACGTGAACAAAAATCAATAAATAATTTACAAAACGTAATTGACAAACGATCACGAATCGTGTATATTACAAACAGATCACGAAACGTGATTGAAAGGAGATGATGATGTTGCAGATTGACACAAAGGCAATGGGCGAGAAGCTTATCAGATTAAGAGGGAAACGAACGCAGGAAGAGGTTTCGGAAGCTCTTGGAATTAGTAAATCTGCCTTGTCAATGTATGAGGCTGGAAAAAGGATTCCGCGTGACCCTGTGAAAATGAAATTAGCAAGGTACTATAAAAAGAGCGTTCCATTCATTTTTTTTAATGAAATAGATCACGAAAAGTGATCTAAAATTGATTCCAAAGGAGGGAACAGATGAAAGT